ATGATTGCTGGCTTTTCTCGTCTTGCTCTTCGAACATCGTCAATTGCATTTGCCACCTCACAGAATATGAGACTAAGATTTCCGCGATCGTCGTCGAGACTCTGGCGATTGCCTGCCATGCTAAATGCTTGGCATGGTGTGCCACCACACAGCATCTCTGGTGCAGTCACAAAGCCTGAGCGAATCAAATCAGGAAGCACTGCCATATCGCCAATGTTTGGCGTGTTTGGATAGCGATGCGCCAGCACTGCTGATGGAAATTCGTCAATCTCAGCAAGCCATGCAGCATGCATACCAAGAGGATTGAGCGCAACAGATGCAGCTTCGATACCACTGCAGACAGATCCGAATTGCATGGATATCTCCAATGAGATGCGCAGTGCTTACACACTGCGCATCTCGATACGAATTAGAATGGTCGAGAATCCTCATCATACTCTGTTGGTGTGTTGCGTGCTGGCTCTTGCACTGCTGGCTCAGCTGGCACCTCGTCATTGGTGCGCATTTCTTTTGACCAGTCGCGATATTCCTCAAATGCAGTCTGTGCTTTCTCCATCATCGTCTTTCCGACATAGAGTGATGCGCACAGATCGCGGTCAATCTTGGCAATATCGAAGCCAATCTTTGGAATGATGACGGATGAGCCATATCCTGTGTCAGTCGTAATCAGACGATTCTTCCTGTCCAATGGCTGTGTGATCGGTGTCCAGAACATGAATGATGGAATGTCGCGTTTCGCGGTCTTCTTTGCTTCATTCGCAACATCTCGCATGGCAGCAAAGATAGATTCACTCTTCATTGCTGTGACACCTCGACCAACCAATCCTTTGACTGGCCATACGACCACATCTTCATTGCCTTCGACGAAGCACAGGATTTCAGTGTACAGACGCATATTGGCATTGGCTTTCCAGTGTGGATGCCAGGTCTTGGTGCGAATGCCATTGGTCGTCTCTTCAGTGTATGCCTGTGTGCGAGTGCGAATGACGACAATGCGCAGTGATGATGCAGTGAAGCCATCTTCGTCGTCGAACAATTCTGCGTTTTCCCATGGCGCCAGCAGATCAGGCAATTGCGATGCGCGTGCGTAGAATTTCCCCACAATGCCTGTGGTCTTTGTCGTTGATAGCCAAGAAATGCGAGGAATACCGTCGCCAATGTCTTCGCGCTCATGGCTGTAATTCAGGTCTTGCAGGTCGCGTTCAAAATCACTCATGGAGTTTCTCCCTTGTGTGTATGAGCCAGTCAGAGTGACTGGCTCTATCAGATACTTTGCCTAGGTGTTAGGATTGACGTCTTCCCATATCGGAATGGCGTCCATGGGATCAATCTGGTATGCGCCACACTCAACATCGATGCGACGACGCAATTCCTCACTGTATATGTCATAGGCAATCACATCGCCAATCACATATGCTACCTGTGAAGCAAACTCGACATACGACGCACTACGCTCAGAAACCGTCTGGCGCATTTCCTTGGCCTGATCCTCAGTGATGTGTCTCATTGGTCGTTTCCTTTCTGACGATACCAATATGTACTGCGCATTGCGCTTCGTACCAATCTGACCTGTCCAGAATATAGCATATCAATTTATTTGTCAAACCTCATGTTCGTCGAGACACATGATGTTCATTCGCCAGATGCGCATTCGTACAGTGTGGTATGCAATACCTAATTCTGCAGAGATTTGCTTGCGTGTGCGAGTAGCAAACCATTCAGGATCAGCAGGCCATCCATGCTCTTTGCGATATGGCATGTACGTATAGCCATGTCGTTTGCAGTGATCTCTGACCGAATCCATTGACGTGCCCAAATCAATTGCTATCTGAGCCGTCGTCTTGGCTGCGTAGTACGATGCATCTGCTGGCCATTTGACGTGTGTATAGCTTCGCTTTCGTTTGAAGCCATGCTTCTGGCAATACTTTTTGACTGTGCTTGTGTCCACATGGAGCGCATCAGCAATCTCTTTCGTCGTCTTCTCTGCATACCATGCTGCATCGCTTGGCCATCGATTGTGGTATGTTGACGGTCGAATTGCGCGCCTGGTCTTATATCCAAACTTAAGCACAAAGTTTCTCACTGTAGAGTCTGATAGATTGAATTCATCACAAATCTGCTTCACAGTGTGTGATGCGTAATATTCAGCATCCAATGGAAGCACATTTGATTTGCAATTTCGACCATATGAGAATTGCGGATATCCATCGAAATATTCTTCTGTGATCGGTAGCACAGTGCCATTGTGCGACATGTTCAATGCTTTTGCAATGTACGATGTTGGATGCACACTCTGCAGTGTGGCAATCACATCGTCTGTGTATCGCAGGTCGTCTCGACAAATCTTCATAGATCATTACCTGCTTTCGGTTTCATATTGGGAAAATATCTGTAGTATGCTGCCCAATATCGTTTCTCATCTTTTTCTGCAAATTCATGCATCAATTTTTCCAATTCTTCACATCGTTTCAGTATGTATCCAGTGAAGATTACCTGCTCACGTCTGGCATATCTGGATTTTGCTCTTTGCGTCAATTTGTAGAGCGAGTAGATTACCAATTCAACAGTCAAACGTTTGCCATTTCGCATTTTGGCACCGCGACTGTAGTGCGCATATCCCTTTTTCATAGATGTATTCCTCTTGCAGTCAGTACTGCGTCGATCATGGAGCGCACCTCACTGAGAGTCTTTCCCATATAGGATTTGACGACTCTTCCTTTGCGTCCACCAGTCTCTTCTAATGTGCCAATCCACAGACCATCCAAACCTAATGCAATCCGTCCAGCGTAATGGCGATTTGGCGTGTCGTATGAGACACGCCATGTCATGCCAGTATTTCGCCATTCAATCTTTGGTATGCTCATGCTTTCTCCATATGATCTTTATTGCGATGCTGGATGACACGAGATAGTTGATACATCCTATACAGCAATGCTTCGTATCGTTGCTTTTCTCGCAATGGCAGAGTCGCGAACAATCGAAGACGCAATTCAGCAATTTCTTCCATGACCTGCTGAAGATCGTTGTCAATCGTTGCTTTTGTCATAGTGTTCCTGCAGTGATGTATCGAAGCGTGCTTCTTCCAACATGCTCAGCATCAGATGCGCATCGCAGACATGGTAGACGTAGTCTTCGTCTCGCTCGACCAGGTACACACATGCGCATGATGCAGTGATGTACACAGCTCCAACATCGCGACGACGAATCATGAAGCGATACAGAGGATAGTCGCGATTGATGTCGTCATGCAGTGCTGGCATTGATGCATTGCGCACATCCATAGTGAATTTCACTGTGTATGCGCCATGGCCCATGCGACGCAGCCAAGCATAGAATTCGTTGTGCATCAGTTTGCCTTTCTGTATCGACGTGCTTCGCGCGTCGTTGCGTGCCAGTATCCTCCAATGGGATTGAGTATTCTTCCTTCGTCATTGCGCATGACAGCATAGGTGCGAGTGCCATACTCAATGTCAGCATAGTCAAGCATGCCAATGATGCGCTTTGCAAATTCGCGGTCAATTGCGACATAGTACTGATGTGTGTACAAAATTTTGTCATTGTCTGCGCGAACAATGGAGATAGTGATTCTCTCTGTGATCGGTCTGCGCAAATCAGTCAGCACACTCATGGTCGTTGCCTTTCTGTGTGGTGCCAGCTCAGCACTGGCACCATTGCGATTGAGAGTCTTAGATGCTCATTCCTCGACGTGCCATTTCTGCACTGATAATCATCATGGCAGATGTGTTGCCTTTTTCCTTTGACACCTTGAATGCAAATTCAAGATACCAGTCTGCGCGAGTCGACATGTTGATTGCCATGCGCATCTGAGCTTTGGTCATTTTGGTCTTCATGGTCGTTGCCTTTCGTGTCATCTGTCTTCTACCTGATGTAATTATATAGCATATCAATAATACATGCAAGCATTTTATTGACCAATTTGTGACGAGTTTTGTGCTAATATGAAATGCGACAACATTCAGCACTAGATATCGTAATCCGTGTTCGTTTGTTCGCATTGCTGAATGACGATTCCGAATCTACCAGATGTATGAATCTCGAGCTAATCGCTTCTGGAGACGAAACAGCAAACATAGAGCGCATGATTTGACGAAATCATGCGCTTTGTGTTTTCTTAGACACACAAAAGCCATGCTGTGATGCATGGCTTTTGTACAGATGACTGACGCAGGAAAGGAAACTGCACCGTCATGCAAATTGTATCACTGTGATGCAGTTCTGCCAAGAATAGGACACCACAGTGATGCCAGAATTATACTATGGCTTTGCTGGCCATGTCGTCACATTCCAGATCAGGCCATCTGTAATGTCTCGCAGTGCTTGTCGATAGGTCTGCCATGCTGCCACAGTCTGCGCATCCAGACCAACATCAGGAAGCTGCGTATAGTCGCAGTCTGCGAGTTTGCCATTGCGTACCAATCGAAAAGCAGTCATTGCCTGATCTTCAGTGTATGGACGATCACTGACGATTTCGCCTTCTGGCACTGTGGCATATTGATTGCCTTCGTCATCCCAATACTCAAATGTGATGCTGTCAGGCATGAAGATGCGAAAAATCATATCATCACCATGTGTAAAATAGGCGACTCGCCTGAGCTGTCTTCGGTTACCACTTGGAGCGTGTGCGTGCCTGTTGTGGTATGCGCTCGATACTGCACCACGTCGCTGGCTTTGAAAAATCGTGTAGCGGTGTGTCGAAACTTTACATCTCTCAGCGCGCCCGTGCCCATCGAGCAAACGTCAACAGAATTGACCAACAAATCTCCGTGTAAATTGTCGCGTGTACTCAATGAGCCGATGACGGTTATCTTGTAGTATCCAGCGATGGGCACGGTGATTGATGAGCCTGACCACGTCATGCCACCAGCACTATCAATTTCATCCTGCCATGTGACTGTGACACCAGCAGTCGTTATGCTGAGCGTGCTTGTGCGAGTAAGACTGAGAAAGACTGCATTGTCTGCGCGCTCTAATTGCACTATTCTTTCGCGCAAAGCTTGCTCATTGCTGGCTGTGAGATAGCTAGATGTTGGATAGGTCAATTTGCACCTCTTCAGCGCCATTGGAAGACATCGCCAGTGATACTGCATAGATTTTGCGAGACAGAGTCTCTGATGATGTCACTGCGATGCTTACCAGATCACCAAGGAAATAATCTCTTCCGTATCGCCATGTCGAGGATTGCAACACCTCAACATCATATGATTGCACCTTTCTGCGCTCTTGATTGTATCTACGCTTTGCGACTGATGTCAGTTGTGCGACTGTCGTACTGTCGCTTCCTTTCACCATGGCTTCTCGCAGATCAATACCAGTTGGTGCAGAAGATGGCCATGCACTGCGCAGATTGTTTTTGTCTTTTCCTCTTCCAACAGACATGATATATGTCGGAAAGTTTACCAAGCTAGACTGCTTGACCAGTGTGCCAAGAGTGCCATTGAGCTGGCTGAGTTTCACATAAGACCGACGGTCTGCACCAAGAGTTGAAGCATAGAAGAGTGAAAATCCAAATGTGGCTAAATCGAAATTGACCTTGAAATCTATGCTGCCGACATCTGCAATTTTCTGCATCGTCAATAATAGATTTTCTCCAGAACACGTCAAAGCCATTGATGCGCCAATGCTTAAATCAACAGCATCTGTCGCTGTGCTGATTCTGCCATCAGCCCATCTTTCAAGACCATTTCCATATCGACGCGTCCAAGCATTGGTTTGCCATGGCGAATTTCCTTCTGCATCTGATCCCACATTGGTATTCCACAATGCAGTGATGATGGAAGATGCTGTTGGATAGCTAGCCACAGTGAATTGCGAGACACCTCGCATGCTTGGATACCATGCAACAATTCTATCTTGGAGTATGCACATCGCATCGACTGCAGTCACAGTCAGCATGCGATTCTGTCCATAGTCTCGTGTCCATGCGCGTATGAAGCCAAGAAATTCTTCATACGCATTCATGCCAATTGATGCATCTGCGCGTGTGATTGACACAATGTATCCATAGTCTAAATCTGCCACCACTGGTGCATCGAGATTCACAGAGAATGTGGCTATGGAAGGCGAATTGATTTTATGCACAATCGCCAGATTCAATGGTGTGACAATACCAAGAGCTGTGCCAGTATCACTATATAGTTTTATGACGTATTGTATCGCCATGGCTATGCTCGACTAATAGTGAAGACACCATTGGCGTATGACTGCGATGCGATTGTGCTGATTGCACTGATTTTGATGACGTCAGTGATTGCTGTTGTTGCAATCAATGATGTCTGTGTCATGGTATGCGTGCTAGTGCCTGACGATGCCATACGTGTTGACTGTACAAACGTGCCATTCAGCTGGATTCCAAGCAATCGATTTCCAGTCGTACCAGTTGAAAATACTCCATATCCTGACACCAGATACAAACCAATACGACGCACAGTGATTTCGCCAGTCGTCGTATTTACACTGAAGATATTATCTGCAGTCGTTGATGACGAGGAATAGCCAGTGATGTCATATGTGGTGTTTGCAGTCGTCAGTGTGGCAGTGCCACCAGACATCGTTGCATAGGATTGGTATGGCAATTGTGTCGTTGTGCCATACATCGCATAAGATTGCGCGATTGCTGTAATCGACGCACCAGAAACCGTCACAGTGCCTAGTGTGACATATGTCTGACCAGACAATTGCGCATTGGTAGCGACTGCGAGACGCACAGAGTATGTGCCCACAGTCGTGCCAGCAACACTGCGAGAAACCGTCAATGATCCTGCAGTTGCATTGATTATGATGACGACATTGTATGTAGCATTGGCCAGTGTTGAGATGTTGATTGATGAAGATGTGGTGTTTTCGTAGAAATAGCCACCCACGACCGCTGCACCATCAGCAATGGCCAGTGTTGCTGAGCCAGTGCCTGACAATGCCATTTCACTGCCTACCTGAAGCACGCCATCAGAAAGAGTCTTCGTCTCCATGGCAGTCAATCGACTGCTGGCGTATCCTGAGCCCACATTGCCATCACCATATGATGCGCCAGTACCTGTGGCCATTCCAATTGATTGTTCTGCCATGTCAAACTCCCTTATATACCGACGTATCGATCATACCAAAACATGTTCACCTGTGAAGCAGACGTCGTGCCAGTCGCACTGACTGAGAGATACTGCAGACCTGCGTCGAATGTTGGAGCTGGATACAATCCCCAATTAATCAAATCGCTGTAGATGCTGAGCGAAGCGAATTGCGAGATACCTGCACTATCAATGACGGTCTTTTTGCCATATCGCAAATCAATCGTCCAGATATCTCCAGCTGGCACTGATGATGTGAGCTGAATCAAACGACCTGCACCATCGACAAGATTAAGATTGGTCAATGGGCCAATGCACTGCAGGATTGGAGAAGACATGACTGTGCCAGTGTATGCCACAGAAATGGTGTTATCAACAGAGTCTGCGCCATATGGCACTGGATACGGTTTGGGATATGGTGTCGGTGTGCCATATTGCGTATAGGTCATTTGCTGTACGTTTTGCGTGCTGTTGTACCATGTGGGATCATCTGCGCGAAGCTGGACGACGGCTCTTACATTGAAATCTGTCTGACTAGAATCCATTGATGCGCCAGAAATCTTGACGTCGATGCTTCGCTTAATCTCAGAGAATGTATCTTCATTCAACGTATGACGCAATGTGGCTGTGTCATTGCCTGGCTTAAACATCTGTATGAGATTTTCTCGATTGTTCATCATCTCTTCATAGGTCGTGCCAGGTATGACAATGGGAAGATTGATGACACGAGGATTGATGCGATAGTCAACGTCTGTGTCACCTTCTTGGAATGGGCCTCTCTGCACAATGCGTGTGATCGGTGCAATGCCCCAATTGACTGCACCAGTCACATACACAGTAATGCCAGAATAGCCACCATTGGCAACATTGAATTCCCATGTACTAGTACCACGAATGAATTCAAGCTTCATTGGCCTGCTCCAATCGTCATCATCCAAGCTTTCGCATCACTGATTAATGACGATTCTGATTGTTGGCTTCCATAGTTTGCAGTCATGTTGAGATAGTATGTGGTGCCATTGGAATTCGTAGAGCCAGTGAGTGATGCGCGTCCAGTCGTCGATGGCGCATCTTCTCCATCACCATCACTACCTTGACCAGAGAAATACGATGTGACTGCAGACCATGCATCGCGTGCTGCCTGAAGCAGTGCATCCTTAATCCATGATGCTCCACTCTTGATGCCATCAGCAATGCCTTGCACCATGTCTGTACCAAGCTGCAAAACCTTTGGCTTGATTTCATCAAAAAACGTCAGCAGATTCTTGTCGAGCGTTTTGAAGAATTCCCATAAATCAGTCAATGCTGTGCCAACAGTCTTTTTCATGGTTTCAAATGCGCCAGAGAAATCGCCTTTGACCAGTTGAGACAATGCAGTTAGCAGACCAGTCACAAAATTAATGACAATCGTTGCTGAAGAAAGAAATGTATCCAAGACTGTCTGGATGTATGGCCACATGATAGTGAATGCCTGGCTCAGATACGTCCAAGCAATTGTGGCACCTTGAAACGCCAGCACGAGAATGTCTTGCACAGTCGTTGCCAATTGCAGAAAGAATGTCGAGAGTGTTGTGATGAATGCTGATACCTGTGGCGATCCAAGATATTCAGCGATTGCCATACCTGCAGAAGTAATCGCAGGAACAAACACACCAACAAAATTCATGACTGCATCAGTCAATGGCTGAAGAAATGTTTGCACTGTTGCAAGGCCTGCGCTCATTTGCGCCAGCACACCAGGAATCGCAGCAATGGCATTGCGTATCGTTTCGAAGATGCCAGACGTCGTGCCAGTCATCTGCATCGTATTAATCCATGCAGACAATTGACCAACAACATCTGCGATGATTGGCACCACAGTATCAGACATGAATGTGCCAAACTCCAT